CAGATAATAGTTATAGGATTATTTAATTATGGGATCAATATTCAAACCAAAAATGCCAGCGTTGCCACCACCTCCAGCTCCTGTTGAGCCACCAGAGCCAGAATTGTCTCCAGAGGAACAAGCAAAGATTGATAAAGAACAGGCAGCAATAGAAAGAAGAAGAAGAGGTAGAAAGTCTACAATACTTACTGGACCATTAGGTATACAGGAAGATAAGGAAGAAAAACTAAAAACTTTATTAGGAGATTAATATGTTAGATAAAATAAAAAAAGCTATTAAGAAAATGAAACCTGCATCAAAAAAAGCAGAACCTAAATTTAATAACATGAATGATTTACAAAATGGTGTAGCAGTAAATAGAGAATCTAAATCTGAAACCAAATCTGAAACAAAATCATCTTTAACTTTCGGAAAATAATATGCCAGCATGGGATTTCTCTGGATACTCTTCAAATAAAAAAGAAAGCTACAGTACATCTAATGCTTTTTCTTCTGGATATAGTGGTGCAAAAAAAACATCAACATCAACATCATTTGGTGGTGGAAATAATAATAGAGAAACTTATAGAACTACAACTTACACAAAAACAAAAATTGATCCTGCAACAAAAAGAAGAAACGAACTAGCATTAAAGGTTGCTAAAGAAAAAAAAGATGCAGAAGCATTTAAAAATTATACATATCAACCACCTACAGGATTAGCAAAATTTTCACCTCTTGCTCAAGGTTTACATATTACAGGTATTGGTAAAAAAACATTTGAAGTAAATAAATCTTATTACGAAAGAAATGTTATTGGAAAAGCAAAACCTGGTGGTGGATTTTATGGTGCATCTATAGATGATTATAAAGGTTATATACAAGGAAGAGGATCTGGTACAGTTGATGCAATGGGTAGAACTATTTCTAATAATGATAATGGTGGTGGATCATATGTAGTTGAAAAAAATATTGGTGGAAGAACTTTACTTACAGAAACACCGACAAGCGCAGAAGTTTCACAATCTAAAGCAGCACAAGTAGAAGACAGTATTGAATTAAAAAAAAGAAGAGTAAAAGCAAAAGGAAGATCACCAACAATCATGACAGGAGTTACTGGCGTAACTGGTGGCTTGACTTTAGGTAAACCAAGTTTATTAGGTAGAGCATAATGGCACAAACAGAAAAAGCAAAAATTTTATTATCAAGATTTGACAGACTAAAATCTCAAAGACAAAATTGGGAAAGTCATTGGCAAGAAGTTGCAGACTATATGCAACCAAGAAAAGCAGATGTAACTAAGTCAAGATCTAAAGGGGATAAAAGAACAGAACTTATTTTTGATTCATCACCATTACAATCAGTAGAATTATTATCGGCATCACTACATGGTATGTTGACAAACCCATCAACACCTTGGTTCTCTTTAAAATTTAAGAACGAAGATATGGAAGGAGAAGATGAAGCAAAATTATGGTTAGAGTCTGCTACTGAAGTTATGTACTCTGCGTTTAATCAATCAAACTTTCAACAAGAAATTTTTGAACTGTATCATGATCTAATTACATTTGGTACAGCAGCAATGTTTATTGAAGAAGATGATGAAGATAATTTAAAATTTTCTACAAGACATATTAATGAAATATATATTTCAGAAAATGAAAAAGGAAGAATAGATACAGTATTTAGAAAGTTTAGAATATCTGCAAGAGCAGCAATAAGAAAATTTGGAAATGTATCAAACAACATTGCAGTTATAGCAAAGAAGGATCCTTACGAAGAAGTAGAAATACTTCATGCAGTTTATCCTAGAGACGATTACAATCCTAAAAAACAAGACACAGAAAATATGCAATTTGAATCTATTTATTTAGATGCAGATTCTGGAGAAGAATTATCTGTATCTGGATTTAGAGAGTTTCCTTTTGTAGTGCCTAGATACTTAAAAGCATCACACGAAATTTATGGTAGATCTCCTGCAATGACAGCTTTACCAGATGTTAAGATGCTAAATGAAATGTCAAAAACTATAATTAAGTCTGCGCAGAAACAAGTTGATCCACCTTTATTAGTTCCGGATGATGGTTTCTTGTTACCTGTAAGAACTGTTCCTGGTGGTTTAAATTTTTATAGAGCAGGAACTAGAGATAGAATTGAACCATTAAACATTGGTGCAAACAATACACTAGGTTTAAATATGGAAGAGCAAAGAAGAAACTCAATTAGAAATGCTTTCTATGTAAATCAATTAATGATGCAAGATGGTCCACAAATGACAGCAACAGAAGTTATACAAAGAAACGAAGAGAAGATGAGATTGCTTGGTCCAGTTCTTGGTAGACTTCAATCTGAATTATTAAAACCATTAATCGATAGATCGTTTGCAATTTTAATGAGAAGAAACTTATTTGCACAACCACCAGAATTTTTATCTGGTCAAGATATAGAAATTGAATATGTATCACCATTAGCTAAAGCACAAAAATCTACAGAGCTGTCATCTATTATGAGAGCGATTGAAATTATGGGTAGCTTATCAAATGTTGCTCCAGTATTTGATCATATCAATATGGATAAATTAGTTAGACATTTAACTAACATTGTTGGTGTTCCACAAAAAATATTAAAACCACAATCTGAATTAAATGCCGAAAGACAAGCACAAGCACAACAACAAGAACAAATGCAACAAATGCAACAAGTACAACAACTAGCAGAAGCAGGAGGAAAAGTAGCACCATTAGCAAAAGCATTGCCAGAAGAAGCAAAAGCAGTAGCTAATGCAGACACAGAATAATATGCAATCAGAAAAACAAATGGAAAATCTTATAAAAAGATTAAGAGATAATTATCAACATATTTTTAATACAGACGAAGGCAAAGAAGTTTTGTCTGATTTAGAAAAAAGATGTCACTATCATTCTACTACCAATGTAAAAGGTGATAGTCATGAGAGTGCATATATGGAAGGTCAACGCAGCGTACTTCTATTTATAAAAACAATGCTGCAAAAGGAGAATAAGAATGTCAAGTGAACAGATAACACAAAATGATGTGCCTGTAGAAGAAACGACACAAGCTACTACAGACACTCCTCAACAAACAGTTAGTTCTACAACAACAGAACAACCAACTGTTGCTAAATCTTGGAAAGAAACAATCTCAGAAGAGTTTAGAAATGATCCAAACATTTCTAAGTTTACTGAAATAGATGCGTTAGCAAAAAGTTATATCAACGCAACTAGAATGATTGGACAAGATAAAGTTGCAGTACCAAATGAAAACTCAACAGATGATCAATGGAATGAAATTTATGGAAAACTTGGTAGACCAGAATCACCAGATAAATATAAATTAGAAGTACAATCTGAAACAGTTCCATTAGATGAAAACACAGTAAAACAATTTGCAGAGAATGCTCATAAGCTAGGTTTAAATAATAAACAGGCTCAAGGTGTATTAGAATATTATAAAAACTCTATGGAAGGTTCTTTGCAACAAGCAAGAATAGATACTGAAACTGCTCAAGCAAATGCCGAACAAGAACTTCGTAAAGAGTGGGGTCGATCTTATGATGAGAATATAAAAAAAGCTGGTGCTATTGCTAAAGCAAACATGAGTGAAGATATTCTTAACATGGAACTAAAAGATGGTACTCGTATTGGAGATCATCCTGCTGTGATAAAAGGTTTTGCAAGCATTGCTAATCTTATGTCAGAAGATAAATTGGTAAGTACAGAAAGTGAGAATGTTGATAGAGGTACAGATTATGAAGCCGAAATTAGCAAACTTGTTAATGACAGGGATGGTCCATATTGGAATAAGTCTCATCCAGATCATGACAAAGTAGTTCAACAAGTATTTACTTTAAGAACTATGCTTAATGGATAAAGAAGAATTAAAATTAGAAATACTTCGTATTGTTGTAGAGAGTGGATCAGAAAATCAAAAATCTAATCCCTTGCCAATCTGCGAAGAATATTATAAATGGATTTGTAAGGCGAGTGAAAATTCGCCTAACAAAAGTAAGACAATTCGTAAGAACCTTACTGACAAGAAGGAATAGACTCTAGTCTAACAGACTTTAAATGCAAGAGAAGCCAATTTTTTTTGAGAACTCCTCTGATTTTGTTTAATAATAACTTAACAAATAATAGGAGACAATTATGTCAACTGAAATAACAAAAGCATTTGTAGAACAATATAGTTCAAACATACAAATGTTATCACAACAAAAAGGTTCTCTTCTTAGAGATAAAGTAAGATTAGAATCTGTAACTGGTAAGAACGCATTCTTCGATCAAATCGGAAGCGTTACTGCTACAGTAAGATCAACTAGACACTCTGACACTCCACAAGCAGATACTCCTCACTCAAGAAGAAGAGTTTCACTTGTTGACTATGAGTTCGCAGACTTAGTTGATGATCTAGATAAAGTAAGAATGTTAGTAGATCCTACTTCTAGCTACGCA